GTGAAACACCTTTCCGTGTTGTCGGTGATGACTGGAGCGTAGTTGAAGGCACAACTGAAGTGTCTCGTGGTATATTGGATGACTTCCAGAAACTAGCTGATGAAATAAACCTAAGTGACGACGCTCGTCAGTTGTTTCTCGATGACCTTGGAGAGATCTCTCAAGGCGGAGCCGTATTGTTACGCAACCCGACCATTAGGGGTAAGGTAGAGCAACTGCTTATTCGTGATATTTCGAGCCTGCCTGTTGAGGACCAGTCACGGTGGCTTGCATCTATCGGTGCTCGCATTGACGATATAGTAAAGTCAAAGGAGCGTGGCGTTCCTGTTCTTAAGTACGGCGAAGACGCTGACATCTTTCTTGATGAGGCGCTGAATCAGGTGATGAAGGATCTCTCACCCGATGAACTGAATCGATTCAAGGGCGAGGTGATACAGGATGTCATGCTCAGGCATGAAACCAACATTCTAGTGAAGGCAAAGCAAAAGGCTTACAACATCGAAGCCCAGCGTGGATTGAGGGACTCCGGCTTGTATGGGCAGTACAAGGAGGCTCTCGATGCTGGAGATACTGCATCCGCCTCGGACCTGTATGCTCTTATGATGTTGGAAAACAGAATCCTGCGGGGCAGAGCGCCCAACCAAGTTCTACCTTCCTTCGTTTTACCAAACGACCTAGCAAACAGAATCAGGACACTGCATCGGAACAATAAGGTCGTCGAACACCTAAACGATGTCCGCCGCCAGAAGGGTGAGGGGGTTATTGATGACCCATCCCAACTGGCGCTTGTAGATCGTATTGTTGAGGATTCTGTAGACGACCTGGGGAGGTTTAGAGAGCGAAGCCTGAAGGCGATGTTCGGGGATGGATACGAGGATGCCACTCCGTCGCAAATGGCGGAGCACATGAAGGCTTACAGTGATGAGTTAGCCGCCGGAGGAGCACCGCACCTTAGTCGGGGGCAGATTAAAGACATCGAAACGAGGATGGCGGCTGATATTGAGGCACCGGGAGGTGCTGGGCCGTACATTTCGGATAACTTGGCTAATACGGAGTTTTGGCACAGTAACTACCAGCAATCTCGTGACATATGGAACCGCCTGACCAACATAGGAAAGATGGGACTGACTGTTTTTAACGTCCCTGCTCATGTTAACAACAACATGTCTAACATCAGCCTCCAGTCCACTCGCTTGGGTATCGATCCGTACACATATATGCGTACAGCCTTGGCTCAAACCTCCAGGTATAACAAGTGGCGGAATGGAAAGGCAAAGAACGTTAGCCCGTTCGAGCAGCGAGCATACAAGGCGATTGATGAAATGGGTATTGCGGACACCGACCTGTCCCGTGCTGAACTCGATGCCTATGCTGCAAGCGGTCTTACTCAGGAGTTAAATCTCGACACAAAGGCAGGATCTATTTTCGGACGAACAGCCGAGGGTGCCATACAAAAGGGGTCCGAACTTATCGACAAGGCAGCCGAGTCGAGTAAGAGAGCCTATCGATTTGGCGACGAGGTTGCCAAGGTTGATGAAGCATTCCGTCAGTTCTCTATCCTCGACAAAGCAGTGAACAGGCTTAGGAACGGTAAGTATATTGACATTGAGACGAGCCCGACAGCTAGGACACGTATTCGCCGTGGGGATGATGGTGAACTGTATATTGGCAAGCAAAAGCTGACCGAGGGCAGGCGACTCACAGAGAAAGGCCAGCGCCGGTTGGATCGAACACTTGGTGCCTCTGCACGCCAAGAGGCGATGGACCTGTTTGTTGATTATGGCCAGGTTCCAGGGTTTATTAGGTGGCTTCGGTCTAAAGATATGCTTTCGATCGTAAGTCCGTTCCTTACGTGGAACTGGAAGGCGATGGGTGTCACCGGCCGGGGGTTGCTCGCTAGGTCGGTGTTTCCGCAGCGTCGATACATCAGCAATGATGCCGGCTTGATGGCGGAGCAGGCTGTAGCCACCGCTGGTGCTAACATTCGCCGCAACATGATGCTCGGAGGGTTGCGTAACCTGCTCCATGAGGATCGTGACGTACTGAATCAACTTGCGTCATATGACCCAACAATGCCGACGAATCATCTGTTTGCTGCGACGGCTGATCCAGAAGTTATGCTGTATGACAACATCGAAAGCATGAACTGGATGGGTCCATCTACTGCCTGGCTTGAGGGAGTTGCCACCATGGCGTCTTATCTTCAGAGCGAGGCTTCGCCAGACGTGATGGATGAGAGATCCAGGCTTTTAGCTCTAAGGAACAGTGGGCGCATGATGACTGGCCCGCAAACACTACGACTCGTAGGTCTTCAGGGTTCAGCACTGCTTCCTTTGTTTGATCTTATAAGGAATGACTTCAAGACCAAGGGCGGTCGAAAGGTGCCAGCACCAGAGGTGTTCAGAAGGTTTGTTCTGCCATGGGTTATTGGTGGCACTCCTACATCCGCACTAGACGTAGCGTTTGCTGCATCAGGGGATCTTACAAGCGGGTTTAGTAGCAGGCTCCAGGCTTTGGATGAGGACGAGCGTTTCGAGGAGGATTTTCTGCGTTGGACGGTGCGGAAGCTAACTGGTGTTGGATTCCAGGCTGCTGCCGTTGACGAAAAACTGGATAGATACCTGAAGACCGTCGACAGGAACCTCGACTCTTTGATTAAAGACCAAGAGTTCAAGATTCAGCAACTTGAGGATGCCAATAGAGACGGCCGGTATGACGACCTGATCCAGAGACAGGAACGGTCTCTTGAGAGGATGATCGACATCATTGAGTCCGAAAAGGAGCAAATCGAGAACGAAATCGAGTTCCAACTTGACGCTTACAACCTCAATAAGAACGCTGGAGCAAAGCGATGAGCGACGGATACCCTAAGAACTTCCGGCCCGAAGAGTTCTACTGCAAGTGCGGTGAGTGCTCCGGTGTTCCTCCTGACAAGTCTGCTACCCGTCACCTGGCCTGGGTGCTCCAGCAGATTCGTGACCTGGCCAACGTTCCGATCAAGATCACCAGTGGGTACAGGTGCCCTACTCACAACGAGCGGGTGGGTGGTGCTCCCAAGTCCAAGCACAAGTTGGGCATCGCTGCCGATCTGAAGCCACGGGGGTTGTCTCCAGACGAACTCCACGAGGCCATCGAGGATCTCGTTCGGTCGAGGCGCATACCCGAGGGTGGTCTTGGATTATACAATACATTCGTGCATTATGACATCCGCCCAAAGAAGGCGAGGTGGTGATGCCCAGGCGCAGAAGTTTAAATCGCAAGCGTCCGTTGACTAATGGGGATTTGGGCCTTCGCTTCGAGCGTGCCTCTGGGGATAGCGCTAACCTCAAATGGTACAACCTTGCTAATCTAACCAATGTCGATGTTGACTACGGCAACATGGTTATGTCTGCCGGTGACTGGCCAATCTTTGATGGTGCTGGCGACAAGTGCGGAGCCGGCCAGGGCCTCGATGGCGGAAGTCTTACAGGTCTTGCTGGGACTTACTCCAACTTCGCTACTAACCCGGTTTGCGCTTACACTGATCTTGGCGGTGGTTTATTCAGGACGGACCGTTGCTTTGAACTGGCTGCCTATTCTGACTTGAGCCAGACGATCCGCCTTGCTTACTGGAACTATAACCTCGGGGTTTTCTGGGACGCAACCGACGGTCTTCAACTTGCCGGATTTAATGGCGCTGTTACCTGGGCTATTGCCGGCAGCAAGAATCTATCGGCTAATACCTGGCATCATATTGCTGTTAACTACAGGATAACGAATGTGGCACCGAATGGTTATGCCGATCTTTATCTTGATGGAGAGTTGGTCGCTACAAGTCAGAACCAGACAAGGACAATCAGTGGTATTACTGCTGCCAGCCCTGGCGTTGTAACCTGCACTACTGACCACGAATTGGCTACGGGTGACTATGTTACCTTTTCTGGTTTATCAGGAATGCCCTGGTCAGCATTAAACGGACAAACCCTCCAGGTCACAAAGATCAACGCCACCACCTTTAGTATTATGGACACTAGTATGATGGGCGGCAACTATTCTGGTAGTGGCACCATTACGTTTAACTTAGGTATTCACCCGATTACTGTTGTTGCAGCGCAGCGTGCTTATTTCATTGGCACAAACTACTATAACAACAATACGTTTGAGGGTGAGTTGGATACCTTTAGGGTGTGGACGAGGCATCTTGCGACTGACGAGATCGCCCGCAACGCAGGTATCGTGATTGGTAGGAATGGATGAGTTATCCTGTTCATTACTATTATCTTGGACCAGAAGGCACTGTTAGGGGTATTACGGAAACCCCCTGGGTTCGCGTGTCCTCGGATGGCAAAGGTCTCACCAAGCGACTTGATGAACTTGATCCAGTGCCAACTGGATGCACACAGTTAACACATGCTGAAGCACTTGAAGAAGTAGCAAAGCCTGAATGGAATGAGGAACCGTAAAGATGGATATTAACAGCCGAGTCATCCGCAATAATTTTGTTTGGGGTGGCGACACAGTAACGATCAACGACGATACCACCCCGAACAATACGTTCGAGCAGGTTACGGTGCAGGGGAAATACTGCATCATCAGCAACCTGGGGCCGATCAATATCCGGGTCGGCAGTGTTGGCTCTGGTACAGCTAAGGGCATCCTTGTTGAGCCCGGTGCCTCCCTGGAGTTCCCGGTAGCAGATGATGCAGAGATTCACGTCTTTGCTGCTGCTAACACCGGCACCTACAGCGTTGTCTGGTTTAAGTAGGAGGAGCCATGAAGATCTACGGAGTCATTAAGAAGGAATACATGTGGAAGCTGGGCGGTAAAGGCACCGTCTGTGCTGACGCTGGCACCCACAACGTGGTCGAGGGCGAGTCCTTCAACTTCTTCCTGCGCCAGATCGGCGCTCAGGGCTGGGTCATTAGTGCCGAAAGTCCCGCTGCTGCAGCGGCAGAGGCAGGCTTGACGATCGAGGGTGCCGAAGAAGAGGAAGTTGACTACGCCTCCATGCTGGTGCGTGAACTCCGTGACCTGTGCCGTGAGCGTGGTATCGAGGGGTACTCTGACATGCGCAAAGCAGAACTCGTCGCAGTTCTGAGTGGAGAATAAGATGTCTGATAAGATGAAGAGCCGCAAACTGTGGCTGTCGATCCTAGCTGCCGTGCTGCCGATCCTGGCGAAGCACTTCTTCCCCAGCCTGCCCACCGAGGCAATCATCGCCTCCTCCCTGGGTGCCGTGGCTGGTGTCATGGGCATCTCTCTTGAGGACGTGGCCAAGCAGAAGCGTGCTGCTGTCGAGGCTGCTTCGGGAAACTCCCCGGCCCCCTCATCCGACCAGCCCGAATCCTAGAACTGGCTGACGATGAATCCGGGGGGCTTGATCTTTCTCTCGGCGGGAACACTGATAGGTGGAGCGCTTCTGCTGATCTGCGTCACCGACTTGATAAGGGACTTGATCTTACGGCGGGACTACTGGCGTCAGGTGACTGGGGGAAAGACCCGAACTGGCAGGCGACGGCGGGACTCAAGTGGAGGTGGTGAGCCATGAGAAAAGAGCACAAGAACCCCAAGGGCGGTCTGACTGCTGCGGGTAGGGCTCACTTCAAGCGCACCGAGGGTGCCAACCTCAAGCCTGGGGTCAAGGGTGCCGCTGATACACCTGAGAAGATGCGCCGCAAGGGAAGCTGGGCAGTCCGTCACTACGGCGGCAAAGCCAAGCCCCTGAAGGACGACAAGGGCAGACCCACCCGGCACGCCCTCCAGGCAAACGCATGGGGAGAGCCTGTACCGACTACGCAGGCTGCTGCTCGTCGTATTGCAGAGAAGGGTCGCAACCTATTGAAGAGGGCTAAGAGCATAGCCAAGAAGCGGGTGAAGCGTGGCTAAGACTGCAACAAAGACCAAGCCCAAACTCTGGGAAGAAGCGAAGCGGGTAGCCAAGGCTCGAATGGGCGGCAAGCATTCCGCCCGAGCCATGCAACTCGCTACCCAGATCTACAAGAAGCGTGGTGGTGGTTACAGCGGTGCCAAGGGTAAGACCTCCCTCAGTAAGTGGACCAAGCAGGACTGGGGCTACGCTGGGAAGAAGGGTAAGAGCGTGTACTTGCCCAAGGAGAAGCGTGAGCGCCTCAAGTCCACCGAGAAGGGGCGACGGAAGTTAGCCAGGGCTTCAGCCGTTAAGAGAGCAGCCACCAGGGCCGGGAAGCAGTACAGCCGCCATGGCCTAGCCAAGGGGACATCGTGATGCCTTTGAAAAAGGGGTACTCTCAGAAGACCATCAAGAAGAACATCTCCACCGAGATGAAGGCAGGAAAACCACAAAAACAGGCAGTCGCTATTGCTATGCGTACTGCTGATGAGGCAAAGAAGGTCGCTCAAAGGAGAGTCGGGGGATACTGATGGACCCCACATGGGTCAGCATCATTGAATCGTACGGACCCCTGGGCATCTCTGCTGCCTTCGTGGCATGGCTGTATATCAAGGAAACTCAGAAGCGTGAGATCATGGTCCAAGCATTTCAGGATCAGATCCGTGAGATGCAGGACCGGTGCGACAAGAAGGAAGAAGACATCCGATCCCGGTATGACGAGGTGGTAAACCGCTACAACCAGGAGCGTGACACCTTGCTACAGGGGGTGACAAGTAACCTCGACAACACGATGCAGGGGCTCCACGATGTCAATGAGAAGATCGAGAAGGTTGGCTCGGCAGTGAGCACAGGTCTCAGTGAGATGCGCCAGCACTACGCTGCCTTGGAAGCCCGGCGAAACCAGTAGCACACAGTAATCATATTTTGGCTATGAGTGTATTCCATGCGAGTGGCACCACTGAAGCCACCTGTCCATTTCCAAGGGCTCTAAGTCGGTCCACCCTATGGGCCAGCCCATCAACCACGCGACCCACGTCGGGTTCAGTTTGCCACCAACCACTGCGTTTAGTGGCTTGCTGTTGCGGTTGTGCTGAGACGCTCCGCCGTTGTTTGCAGCGTCCTGAGTTGTCGGTGTAGGGTATGTTACTGTAATTGCTTTCCCTTCCCTCGTCAGCCCGTCTAGCCTGCCCCGTCGATGTCCGGTCTCTACCAGTCGCGCCAGTGAGTCTGTTGCTGCTTTCTCGCCATCGCTCGCCAGCGGGGTAGGCCAAGACCCATAGTCTATCTCTCTGGTGAGGTGCGCCGATGGCTGAAGCTGGAAAGCAGTCCCACACTGCATCGTACCCGAGCGCGGCCAAGCCTCCGAGTACCTGTCCAAAGTAGCCATGAGACCCGGAAAGCAACCCTGGGACGTTTTCCAGCAGGGCAAACCTTGGTCTGACTTCTCCAAGAATGCGAACGGTGGCGGGCCAGCCGTCTCGATCGTCTTCTCCGGCGCTTTGTTTTCCTGCAATAGAGAACGGCTGACAGGGGAATCCCGCAGTGACAACATCCACGAGTCCACGCCATGGTCGTCCGTCGAACGTGTTGCAGTCGTCCCAGATTGGGAACAGGGGAAGCATGCCGTCTCGCTGCCTTCGTAAGAGCACCTCTCGACAGTACGGCTCCTTTTCCACGGCGCAGATGGTTCGCCATCCGAGCAAGTGCCCCCCGAGGATTCCCCCACCAGCGCCTGCAAATAATGCCAACTCATCCACTTTTCATCCTCGGTCTATACTCCCCGGTGCCGTCGCAGTCATCGCAGCCGACACCATCGCATCCCCTGCACCAGTTCTCGGCACTCTCGATCGTTCCTCGAAAGTTGCAGGCGGGACACCCAGACCCAGTGCAGGTTGGGCAGTTGACGTACTCGGCGATCACGGATAAACCTCATTCACGGTGGTTACCTCTCTCTTTCTGCCGTTAGTTCTTCGGGAAGGCGTCGCCATGTGCGGCGCTTTCCTTTTATGGGGTCGTTATAAAGCGCTGTCTGAGTTCCCGAAGGCGGGGCAGAGCCCATGCTCCCTCGTCGCTTTCGATCAGCTTAGTCAGGGCGATGGTGGTGTTGAGCGCCTCATACACCAGATCCATCTCCACCTGATTTAGGGCGATGCACGAGAGATCGGACGTGCTCCCGTAACTGAAGGATTTCAATCTCTCGTTTATCAAGTTCTGCGCGTCGCTGCTTTGCGTGTTTCCGCAGAATCCTGATGGTATCGTTGAGGTCTTTGACTCGTTCTTTGTGTCTTTGCTCATGTCGGTCCAGTTTCTTTGCTGTTCGTATTAGCTCAGTTTGTATTCGCTTCCGGTCCCGGCAGGTCTTACAGGGAACGTAGTCGGGATCGTTAAACTTGAGGTGCTTGCTCATGGTCATCATTCATAGGGTTCTCCTCCTTGCCCCCGAAGAAGAGGAGGGGCTCCCCTGGCTCACCGCAGTCAGTACACTTGATGGCTCCAAAGTATATGTTCCCACAGGCTACACAGGCTCTGTGGATAAACTCACTAACTCTCATCACGAAGCATCCTCCGAGCCATCTTAAACGAGGTGTGCTCACTGCATGCCAGAGCCACCGCCATAGCGTCAGCCACATGATTCCGCTGCGTTTTGGCTACCCGATCGAGCCATTCGCCTGCGCCTGATATGCGGTCTTTGACTCTCTCTTCGACCAGTGCTTTCGATGCCGTCTTCATGCCGCAGAGCCTGTCCTTCACGTCCACGGGGGAGATCTGGATGATGGGTACCTCCAGCAGAGCGGTGCCGATTGCACCCCATGCCATGGCGACTGCCCGGTCAGCGTTGGCGTGCCTTGTCCAGGACATCGCCTCGCAGGCCACGAAGGACGGGGCGAACAAGCCCTCGATCTTCTCCAGGCTCTGAGCGATCCTCTGGATTCGGTACAGGTTGTCATCGTGCTTGGACTGGATGGGGTCTCGCTTGGTTTTGATGAGTCCCGCACTCTTGCAGGCTGGACCATCATCCCCAAAGGAGATGACAGCCCAGCCCATAGAGGCGAAACCGGGATCGATTCCTAGAACGTGCATCAGAACGGAATCCCTTCTGGAACAGGGGTGTCCGAGCCGAACCGCCCGCTGCTGTAGCCTCCGCCACCGCTGCCACCAGGGTCATCCCCCTTGATGGTCCGAGCCTTGGCGTGGAAGTCCCGCACCTTGACCTCCATGACCTTGCGGTCGTTGCCGTCCCTGTCGGTATAGGATCGCTGCACCAAGCGTCCGCCCACCTCGACGAAGGTGCCCTTCTGGCAGATCCGGGCAGCGTATTCGGCATCCCTGCCCCAGAGCACCAGATCGATGAACATGGCGTCCTCGTCCTGGCCGTAGCCGTTGTTGGCGATCCGCAGGTTGCAGACTGCCGTGCCTTTGTTGGTGTGACGCACCTCTGGGGTGCTTACGAGATTGCCCGATAGGGCGATGATGTTGAGATCAGCCATCTCAGTCCTCCTTTTCCATTGCCTGCTTGTAGGCTTCATCGAGGTTGTTGTCGCTGGTGTTGAGCATCGCCTTGCGTCCCTGCCAGAGCATCTGGAGCGACTGGCGGTGGACAGGGGAGATCGCCCCGGAGTTGAGAGCCGACTTGATAGCATCTGCCACCATCATCAGTTCGTCCACGTCCGAAGCGCCCTCGATGCGAGCCCTGAGGTCATCGACAGCGTTTGCCGTGTCCTCCTGGGCAGGCTTCTCATCGATGCTCCAGACTGGCTTGCCGTCCTTGATGTCAGCCACATCTTGGTCGGTGTAGACGTGACCAGCCAGCCCCACTAGCTTGAGGATGACCCGATCCTTGGCCCGCTTCTCTGCCATGGCGAAGAAGTAGGCGTTCTTGTTATTCGAGGGGGTCGCCTCGCCAAAGGACCAGGCAGAGCGGTCGCCCATGGTGCCCCGAACGAGGATCACCGCCTCTTTCTTGGGGACATCGCAGTGGATGACCTCGGGCATCTCCAGAGTGACACCAGCAACGTGTCCGATCTCTTCAACCCACCGGCTGTAGATGATCCAGGTGCCGTGACAATCCCAGAGGATGTCTTGCTTCTTCGGGTCGAGCCCGAACTTGTTGAGAAGGTCCAGCGTGTGCTGGGGGATGTTCGCCTGTCGGTTTCGTCGCATGACTTTCCTTTCTATGTGTCAGATGATGACAGGTTCTGGGGAGTAGGACGGAAAAGCGTCCTCTTGCAAAGTATCGTGTAGAACGGCGCAGCCTTTGAACTCATCGATGGCTCGACGGTACATGTCCCGCCCCTCGCTCATCAGCTTCCCGCTCATCTTGTAGACAGCCACCTCGTGAGTGCCACCGGTTTCCACGGCGATGATGTAGGCATCCTTTACGCCTGCCCCGTCCCGGTAGAAAGCCATCTGCCCGTGGTAGCCGTAGCGGTAGATGGATCGCCTGAACTGTTCAGGGCTGGCATCGGCGCAGGTCTTCAGGTCGATCACTGCGCTCTCCGTGATCATATCCATGCGCCCCCGACAGGGTACACCCAGCATATCCCAGACGACTGTGGTCTCCCGCTGCAGGGTTGGGTCCAGGCTCAACTTGGCGAAGAAGGTGTGATGGCAGACGTTCGCAGCGATCGCCACCGCCTCATCGTAGTCGTCCTGCTTGATGATCTGGCGCTTGCCTGCCTGCTGGACGAACCGATCCCACTCCTCCCGTCCAGGCTTGGTGCGCCTGTTGATGTCAGGGGCAACCACGTACTCAGACGAGAACTTGTGAGGCTCCAGGGTTAGCAGGTGGACCAGAGAGCCCCGTCGCATGGCTGGCGTGGGGGCTGGCTGCATCCCCAGCACATAAGCGTTGTAGGCGTGCCTCCAGGACTTCTGGAGCCCCATCTTGAGGAAGGACCAGTTCGCCCGCTCTAGTGGGCTGATATTATAGTAGCTATCCAAGGTCCCGCCCTCCTAGTTTGGTGATCGCATCGCTCACCCGCTTTGCGGAGAGGAGTTTGTACTCTTCGACCCTGGCTTGGATCTCAGCGTCAGTGCGCTTGCGCCACCTGCGGTAGCTGATGACCTCATAGCCCCAGAGGTAGGCGAGAGTGCAAAGGATGACGACCAGGCTGATCCAGTGGGGACCCCTAGCACCGACGGCGAGCGCCAGTGCAGGGTATCCCAGGAACAGAGTGATCGAGACCATTTGAAGTTGTCGCAGGCTCATTGCGTCACCTCCTCAAGTGGTGATCCCAGCAGGCGCATTGCCTTGGGGAAGTTCTGGCGCTCGTCCTTGATCTTGCGGCACCAGATCATCAGTTTGCTGTTCTTCACCGCAGCGTGTGCAGCATCGAAGAACTCCCTCCCGTCGATAATGTCATGAAAATAGTTATCGGGTTCTCCATCATCGCACTGCCGATCGAACTGCATCCGGCTGTCAATCTGCCGCTCGCAAAGACCCTCGCTCTTCAGTCGCGCATATTCGGCGAGTGCATTCTCGATGAACATATTCTCGGACGATCCAAGCACCCTCTTAGTGCAGAGTTCGTAACCGCAAGACTTCAGCGCGTCCCGCATCTCATCCAGGGGCATGCCACCTTTGGCTGCCTTCAACATTGCATCCCAGAGCATTACTCACCTCCTCTTGTGGCGATCCGGTACTCCATCGCCTCTTTGTATTGATCGAAAGCCTTGGTGGCCTTGGTGATCTGCTCCAGGACTTCAGGCCAAACGAGACCGAGAACCTCCACGCTATCGGCGCAGTGCCCACCGGGAACGTCGCCCAGCATCTCCCGACTGATGATCCCGAACTGATTGCCCACGGCGGTGAGCGTGTCAGCCAGCGCCTGAGCGTCGGGGTCGATCACGGGGCGTGGTGGGGCTACGTCAAACTCGACGGACACATACACGCCAGCCTTGCGCCCGCTGCGGGTCTTGCGCCTCGCCCTGGCACCGGTCTCGGTGTATGCCTTGACGACCAAGCCCATCTGCTCAAGGCGATGGCGAGCACTGCTCAGAGTCTGATGAGAGATGCCGAGTGCAGCCTCCGCCTCATCATCGGTGCTGCCGTAGGGTCCAAGCCCTGCGATGTGGTCCAGCACCTTGCTATCGATCTTGTTCGGATCGATCGAAAGCATAGCGTCATGGCTAATCTTGGCTGCGCTATTCGGTTCTAAGGGTTTCTTCTTCTTGCACATGTGACGATTCCTCCTCGTCGTTGGTGGGCACTTCTTTGTGCCTGTTGAGAGTGTTTGACAGCGCGTCTCTTGCCTCGGCGCTGGTCATATCCTCGTTTAAAGCGAGCCTGCCCAAGTCCTCAGTCGGGACGGGTGCCAGGTCTCTGATGATCCGGTGAACATAGGAAGCGGTCTTGCCATACCTTCTGACTAGTTCGCCTGCGCTTGTCCCGGTGCGATGCTCGAAGACGAGCCGACACTTTTCCCTGGGGTCGAGCCTCGGCGTCTTGCTCTGCCTCTGTGGGTCAGGTGCTCCGACGTAAACCCAAGCCCCGCTCTTGATGCCTTGCGCCACCATGCGAGCCTGTATCTGGGAGACCAGATCGGGGCATAGCTCACGCGCCTTGTGACGTGGTACGCTCACCATGATGGCTCGTCCTCCTCATAGCCCTTGCCGTCGCAGCTAGGGCAGGTGCATGGGTCGCCCCCGTCCTCATCGGTCAGCACCTTGGCGCCTTCGCACTCAAAGCAGGGCGACACAGGGACGGAGCCCTCGCCATGACATCGAAGGCAATCGCCTTCTGCTTGGTTCCCGTTGCGGTCCCATCCGTAGCTGTAAAGAACCGTTCTTGCCCCGTCGCAGTCGGGGCAGATGATGGTCTCCGGTACCTCGATTTTAGCCATTGTCTCACCTCTCTCAGGGCTGCCCTAGCAGGCAAAGGTTCACCCTGTCAAGGGCTCGCCTTGTGCCTTTCAGGGCTCGCCGTTCCTCGTTTGTTCACAGTCTGCCGATCAATGCGCCTGCTACCATGCCAGCCAGGAAACCGGCAGCCACAGCGCGCAAGGTCCAATTGTAAAGATCCCATCGGCACCATCGCCGCCAGGGTGCGAGCCTTGCCATTCGCCTGCTCATGATGCCTCCCCCTCTTCTTCGTGCCCGCAGTCGGGGCACTTCATGTGATGCCAGTCTCCGTCGGAGCCCGTGGATTTCATGCAACCGCGATGGCAGCGCGGGCAGGTATAGGACGGCGCTTCGCTCTTTGCCTGCAGGGTTTCAGCCAGGTCAACGGCTCCGGTCCTTGCCTTGTACAGCTTGCCCATGGCGGCGCGGATGTTTCGTTCGGTGTATCTCATTAGCTCAACCCTTCCCGGCAGATCGCCTTGCCCACGCGTCGCAGGGCTTTGTTCGCTGCCTTGCGAGCGTAGCGCGTGGCGCTCCCCGTGTAGCGCCGTTCGATCTTTGCGAATTTGATCTCGCTCTGCCACTTGCTGAATTTGTTAATTGCTTTCGTTTCCATGGTCTCTCTCTTTTCTCCTGACATCGCGCCAGGGTTGAGCGCCGCCGTAACGGCGCTCTGCCCTGTAGCCTTGCCTGTTAGACTGCCCAGCGCTTCGCAGCGTTGCCCTCATAGGACCGCTTGGCAGTGACGTTACCATGCGCTGGGATGATAACCGCAAGGTTTTTCCCGCCCTGATTGCCTTTGCATCCGATCGGACAAGCGGCGCAGGTGACCTTCTGTCCGGCTTCTTCGCTTGCGGGGCATAGCGCCACAGGCATGGGACCGAGGGCTCGCAATGCTCGCCCGGTTTCCACGTCCGGAGTGACGACGAAGGGTACCCAACCCGTCGATGTGCTTTCTTGGTAGCCTTGCGCATCGTCGACGCTGGCGCGTACTAGGGGCTTGAGGGCTTGCCGTTGCTCGCTCGAAACGGATTCGTTCTGCCATTGGTGGGTATAGCCGGTCCAGGTTTCCGCCTGGCTTGTGAGAGTAGACCATAGCGCCGCAGGAATAGCTGCAGGATCTCCATAAGTGCCAAGTCTAACGCGCTCGCCCATCCCTAGCAGTTCAAGCGCTCGCTTTGTGTCGACCCCGCAAAGGCTCGCCACTTCCTGCAGAGTGAGGTATCGCCCTTCGGTCGCAATGCCCATCCTGATGCCGCTACCAGTGACCGATTGCCAGACCGTGGCGAGGCTTCGCTGGTCAACATAGCAGGAACGCGTGCCGTCAGCTTGTGGACGGTGGGGGCAGGTGCCACAGATAGACTCCTCTAGTCTGTTCTGTAGCGCTGCCAATGGGGAGCGCTCAGCGCTGAGGATATAGGTCTGTCGCATGCTGCCCGTTTTACGGTTGCCGCTGCCGAATTGAATCATGGCAAAGACGGGCTCACCGTTGATCTGGCTCGGACCATGCCATAGCAAGACGCCCCGATGCTTCGCTTTAATGCGGCGCATCATGACCTCAGGCGATAGCGTGGGCAGGCTTGCCACGTCCACGGATTCAAGGGCTTGAGCATAGGACCGGACAACCCTAGTATGCTTCGCCCGTAGTGGGGCGAGCGATTTGGTGATAGCCCGATAGGGTTCACTGCGTCTGGACTTCGGCACGGTGCGCTTGACTTCGGCGCGTAGGGTTTCCTGGCGAGTCAGCAAGTCAGCGCGAGTAGCCACAAGCCTGGCGCGCAGTTGATCCCGTTGCTTTTTGGGCAGTAGCAAGGCGGCGCGGACAGCCGACAAGGGGAAGGCTTCGGTCTGCTTGGCTTGATAGGTTTGGGTCAAGGTTTTCATTTCGTGCTCCTTAGTTCAAAAGTCCAGCCAGGGTTTGCAGCGGTCATGGCTGGCAAGTCTTCTCTGATTTTCGCTGCAGTCTTTGCAGGAAATAGCGTTGCATGGATCCGATTGACCACAACGTCTCCCGTGTTCCAGTCGAAGGGGTGAAAGCGTTTCTTTCCAGGTTGCTTTGCGTAAAGTATAAACATCTCTCTCTCTCTCTCCCTCTGGCTTGCGCCGGTTAGTTCTGGCTTGCTTAGTGCAAGTCCTCAGGACGCCCCGTAGGGCGCCCTAGGGACCAGCCCTTAAGACCAGTCGTTGCAGTCTGCTAGGTTGGCAAGGTTTGCGATGATGGTTTCCAGCGTTGCCCCAAGGTCTGCAGTTTGGTGCTCACCTTCGCTGTCTTCAAAGTCTGCAAACCAAGCGCCATTAAGAACGAACAGAACGCATGGGTGGTAGTGGATGTCGCAGCCTAGTTGCCAACGTCCTAGGATCTCGCTGTTCTCAAAGCACACTGCAGACTTGTGGAGGGCTTGCCCTACTTCCAAGGCGCTTGGCAGATTCTGGCGGATAAATTCGATCATGGTCTCTCTCTCTCTCCCCGTAGGGGAGGGTTCGGGTTGGCGGGATTGCCTTCCCACCAGCATGAAGCCATAACCAGAACCCTTGGGCAATAGTTCACTGCATTATTTCCCAAACTATTTTACTTTCTGCCGTGTTTACAGGGACTTGCAAGGCGGCCACCCCTTGTCACCCTTGGCACTATCTGGCGCTGTATCGGTAGGGCTCACGTGTGCGGGCGCATGGGGATCGAATCTGGTCACAAGGTCTCAACCCTAGGGCAACGGGGGCACCACTTGCGGGCTGGCTTGGCATGGGGAGACGGGGCATGTGGCATGGGGCTTGCGGTCAGAATGTTGCGCCTGCCCGACCAGCAAGGGCCCGTGCGTATTTCCGGTCGCGACCAGAGAACGTGCGAGCAGAAGAACGTGCGTCATGCGAGGCGATGTTCCTGTCCGGCAGCCTGAATGCGTATATACCACCCGAAAACTGCGCCACGGGTTTTTACTCAGGGTGACAGCTAGCGTTGGTACTGCCCTTGCGGCCCTGGGGGGCCTCGGGCTTTTCTTCTTTATGGGGAATGAGCAGTGGAGGGGTACCGACAGTGCGATGAAGCGGGATCGATTAGTCTACGTTACAACCAGCTACTAAAATTACCATACCGCATGTGCGTTACCTGAGAGGAAAGGGTGCTGTCAAATGCTCTCAAAGTCCTTTGTTTTCAGGGTTTTTTTTTAGACTGCCATTCTGACAGTCGGAGTTCTTGTGGCTGCCATTTTGGCAGGATGACATCTTTTGTCCTATGGTGTAGAGGGGGATTATGAGCCGTCCCAACTGGAACCAGCACGAGGCGTTCAAAGAGTGGTTGTTATCGGTGGAGTACGCTGTGATGCGAGATGGCAAGTTCCACCTCTACCTTTCCGATGGAGTAGCGTGCTACATGTACGAAGCGTGGTGGGCAGGGAAAGAGGATCAAAGTGAGTCGTAGATTAAATGCCGAGCAGTTGCAGGAATGTCGTGCCCAGTGGGAGAGCGGGATTCCTGTGTCCGAGTTGGCCGAGCAGTTCGGAGTATCTCAGAGAACCATCAAGCGGTACAGAGCCCGAGGCAAGTGGGACCGTGAGAAAGGCGACCTCGACGAGACCACTCTCCAAAAGGCTAAAGAGCGGGTGAACGAGAGAATCGAGTTGTACCTGCATCAAGAAGAGACAGCGCTCAAAGCGGCAGTGGCTCAGAGTATGAGCAAAGCCAGAGAGACTGTGACCGAGGTGCTGGAGCGGCACAAAGACTTCAGCCACAGACTGGCGGGAGTAATGGAGCGGGAGATCGGCAACCTGGAGAACAACCCGGACCCCAACCCCTCGAAGCGGCTCAACCACATCAAGGTAGCCTCCGAGGTGATCAGCAGCATCCAGCGCATCGAGCGGAAGACCTGGGGCATCGACGACAAAGCAGACGCCAGCGACCTCGACCAGATTCTCATGGAGATCGAGCAGGAAGAGGAACGGCGCACAGAGGAAGTCAACTGACATGGCTAAAAAAGAAGACGTTCGTAAGGCTGCCATCAAAAAAGCTGAGGGCAAAAGACCCAAGGCGCAGAGAGAGGTGGCGTTCGTAACCCGCACGCTGAAGACTCCTAAGAAACCGGAAGTTTGGGATCTCATGAAAGCCGGCGGTGCTGTCGCCAAATACCCAGTAGACGAAATGATTGGCAGTTCATATGGACGGTTTGACGAACCTGCATCTCGTTTGGCAAAGGTTAGTAAACCGCAACTTAGCGCCTCTCGGATTAGAATGTTTCCCGATGCGGAGGAGCACTCCAAACGAAGAGACAGCGCTCACCTAGAAGCAATTATGCAGGGCGACAAGAAAGCGATAGAGCAGGCGAAGGTCTTGCAGCGTGTTCACCGTTTCGAGTTGGACGAACGGACAAGGCAAAGGAACTATGACCCCGATTTCTTTGAGAAAAACAAAGAAGGCACCGTTGAAATCCTAAAAGAGCGCATTAAGGCTTATGATGATGCACTAGCTGGCAAGTGGAAAGGAAACACCCCCCGCTCTGGCTATGGTAAAGAGAAAGAGTGATCATGGCCCGACGCAAAAAGATTAAGATGGACCACTTCTCGCTGGAGTTGATGCTCTCCAACATGATCGGGGAGATCGGCGGGTACTGGCACCACAACATGCGGGGCAACAGCAGCGTTGACGATATGATGCGCTACCACGTCCTTTATGTTGTCACCCGCACGCACGTCACCAACACGTTCAAGGCCATCAGCAACTTCGACGAAGACCACATGAACGACCGGCACCGTATGCTCTGGCACAAAACCAAAGAGTTTATGAACTGCCTGGAGACGTTCCCCGCTCACATTCACGAGAAACCCAAAGAAGTGGAGCGCTTCTGCGAGAACTTCGTTCCTTGGATCAAGGCTTGCTTGACGCTCATTGATACCCGTACAAGTCAGAAAGAGGCGGAAGCCGTCGCTAACAGTTAGGACCAATCATGGAATATGGTGAGAAGAAAAAGGGCAACCCCCACGGTAAAGGCAAGGGCATGGCGATCACCATTATGATGGGTATGCCTATGTCTAAGAAAGGCATGAAGGCTGGCAAGTCCCGTCGGGACGCAGTGAAGAAAGCCAAGGAAGAAGCCGAGCGGGAGAAGTTCGAGCCTCACATCATGATCGACCCAGAGTCCGGCAAGAAGGTCAAAGTGAAGACCTACGAAGAGCATCTCAAGCTGAAAGACGAAGGCTACCTCCACGAAGACGAGATGGAAGAGGAAGAAGAAGAAGAGTAGATGATTAACGACAAGGCACTCAGGCTCCGCAAGGAAGTCGAAGCCTGTCGTAACAACTTCTGGTACTTCGCTACCCGCTACGCCAAACTGTCAGACATCAATGGTAAGATCTGCACCATCGACCCGTTCGATGCCCAGAAAGAAATCATCTCCGGGCTCAACAGCCACAACAACATTATGATTCTCAAGGCCCGCAAACTCGGGTCGTCCACCGTTATCGCTCTCTACTTCCTCTGGAAGGTTCTCTTCTGGAGAAATACCAAGTGCGCTGTCGTTGCCCATGACGACAAGTCAGCGGAAGAAATCTTTGAAATCTATAAGTTCGCTTATCGCCACCTTCCTAAACAGTTTCAAATCCCAACCATCAAATCCCGTTCCGACGAAATGCGATTCAAAACAGGCTCGCAGATCAAGGTGGGTACGGCGGACTCTGAGCGATGGCGGTCCCAAACTTACCAGTACATACACGCTTCTGAGTACGCATTCTGGAAGGATCCTCAAAAGACCATGAGCGCCCTGTTCGGCACTGCCGGCAAGGAAGCTAAAGTCATCATGGAATCCACAGCCAACGGGCTCAACGCTGCCCACGAACTGTGGATCAAAGAAAACGGCTGGAATAAGATCTTCCTCAACTGGCTAGCCGATCCTCGCATGACGATGGAGCAACAACCCTACAATAGTTTCAGTGACGAAGAGGATAAGTTCGCTGAAGACCACGGCCTAACCCCAGGACAGAAGAACTGGATGGCCAAGCAACTGCGAACCAAGTGCGGTAACAACTGGGATGCCTTCAACCAGGAGCATCCGGTTACTGCTGAACTCTCCTTCATAGTTTCTGGCGCACGCTTTTTCAAGACACCGTTCCCATACACCGATTTACGGGAAGGATACGAGCAGTGGCACGAACCGTTGGACTACAGAATATACACAATGGGGGTCGATACTGCGTCTGGGTCGCCAGGGGGGGACTACAGCGCTTTTATGGTGTTGGATGTTACCAAAAAACACGACATCAAAGTGTGCTCCTCCTTCTACGACCGAGTAGAGCCCGCACTATTCAAGGAAATCGTTGATAAAGAGGCCCAAAAGTACCACGATCAGAAGGGTTTAACCCACCAATGCTTGATTGTTGTCGAAACAACGGGTGGTTACGGCATCCCAATCATCGAAAAGTTACGATCTGAGCACCGCAGACTGTATCGACGCATCAAAGAAGACAAAGCAGGTGGCAAATGGACCGAACTTTTGGGGTTTAACACCAATGCGTCCAGCCGGCAGCAGCTTCTTTCACGCGTATACGAGTATATTACCCGTGGTTGGCTCGATATGACCTGCCCAACCTTCCTCAGAGAGGCAAATGCGCTGATTTACAACAAGCGAGGGCGGGTTGAGGCGTCACCAGGCAACCATGACGACATGATCTTCGCCTGTGGGCTCGCTCTGATGGGGCTAGACCAGATTCATGGCATCAAAGCCAACGCTGCCAAGTCGTTCAAGCCAAGGAACATCCGGCAGATGCTAGATTGGGAGCGACGTAACGGCAGAGGGTACGTCCCAACCGAGGAAACCGAACTCCAACCGTTCCACGAAGTCGGTTGACGTTTGACAGACTGCCAAAATGGCAGTTAGATACGCCCACTCGTGCGCGTGGCCGTAAAACACGATTACTTGGAGGCGTAAAATGGGCATCGAAATTACAGATGCAGATATGGATCGACTTTTCGCCGGGTCGAATGAAGCCGAGCCTTCGGGCTCCAACGAGGTCCAGACCGAAGAGGCAAATACTGCGGAGGCCGCACCGGAACCCGCACCAGAGCCCCAGGTCGAAACCGCTACGGAGGAAGAGACGGGGCATGCAGTCCCATATTCTCGATTCTCCAAGGTCATTGCTGCTCGTAACGAGGCTCAAGAGCGAGCCACCAGTTATGAGGAGCGTCTCGCTTCGCTGCAACAGGAGCTAGAGGAAGCCAAGCGCTTCCGGTCCTATATGGACCAAATGCAACCTCAGCAGACGGCGCAGCCTGCCGTAGAACAGGCCGAAGAGGAGTGGATCGACCCAGCGGTAAGGTCGCAACTCGAATCAATGCAGCAACGGTTGCAACACTTCGAGTACAACACCCAGGTAGACCGTGAGACTCAGAACGTTCTTAGAGAGGTGTCCTCTGCCCAGCAGATGCACCCCAGCGTTCCTGAAGAAGCGTTCTATGAGGCGTTGAATCGTGACCCTCATGCGGATCTCAACGCATTTGGCAGTATGTACACACAGCGTATTGCCGAGATTGAGGAGGCTGCGATCGCTCGTCATGTGGCGAGTCAGAAAACAGCCCCCGACGTTCCCCCGGAAGTCGGTTCTCAAACGGGGAAGAGATCCTCGGGACAGGCCGACACAAGTAAACAATCATGGCAGGACAGCCTAGATAAGCTGTTCGGCCTAACCTGATAAGGATTTAAGAAAATGGCTGTCACCTCTGGTGCTGTTACAATTGCTGAGATTCGTAACTGGATGAACGACACGTTCGTCTCGAAAGTCGAAGATCAGTTGAATCGCGAGATCCTTGCCGTCGAGTTGTTTAAGCAGCACAACACTGGCTTTACCGACGGGCAAGCGATCGTTCCTATTAACTATGCTCGGAATACCTCGGCTTCGTACCGTAGTGAAAACTCTGCGCTTCCCGATTCGGGAGAACTTGGCCGTGCTCGCCTGAGCGTTGACGCTAAGTATCTCTATAGTCGTATGTCCCTGAGCGGCCCTGCCATCGAGTCTGGACGCAACAACCCTAACGGCTTGAAGGCTACCCTTCAGGAAGAAATTGATGGTGCTTTGGAGTCCCTCTCCAACCGTGCCAACAACTACTTCTTCTCCGGCGGTGGCGTCATCGGCTACGTTTGCTCCAGCACTGACTTGAATGCAGCGCCTGTAGACTTCTTCGGAAACGTAGAGCACTTGGACACAAGCAACCCAGGGGGTGGTGCTAGTATCAGAGTAGATTTGGTTCGGATGGACACCTACGCTGTTGAGGTTTCAAACGCTCAGTTGCGTGTTGCCACCTCTGCGGGGACTTCGGAAGCAGCTTTCCAAGTTGAAACTTTAGCTGCTGCTGACTTGGCCGCCGTGCCGCAGGGAGTTCCTACTGCAATCCGCGTGCGTGCAGATCAGACGTATGCTGACACCTCCACGGAAACGGTTGCGGACCAGACTGTTGGTATTATGAGCAACTTGTCGCTCAAGGATCACTTCGGTTTGGATCGCAGCACAGCTACGGGGACGTACGCATCGCTTCAGTCTAACTTCATTACGAAGTGCCTAAAGACAAACGGCAATGGCGTCGACTTTACGTCTAGCATGTTGCAGGAGTTGTTCACGAAGATTCAGCGTCAGAGCGACAAGCGCCCTGAAGTTCTATTCGTCGAGCACGGGTTCATGGATCAATACGTTTCGATCCTGACCACCACCGCATCGAGCGGTAACTTCCGCATCACTAACAATCAGGCAGGCAAAGGCGCTGACGCTGGCTTCAACACCCAGCAGATGAGTTACGGATCGGTTCCGTTCCGTGCCAGCCGTCACGCTCCCAAGGGCTGCGTGATTGCTCTTGCTCCCAGCACCTGGGCGCATGTGACTCTCAAGGGTCCGGGCATGGCTGATCTGGACGGTAACGTTCTTAGTCGTATCACCGACAAGGATGCGTACGAAGCGTATGCTCGTTACTACCACAACCTGGCTGCTAAGCGTCCGAATGCCAACGGCATCCTGACGGGAATCAAGCACTCCTAGTGTTGTGGCTCGAAGCACTCCTCCTGATCGTCAGCCTTGGCCAGTTATGGTTCTTGGCTGCGATCTGGTGGGGTCTTCGGCGGCTTCGTCAACGGTCCCTTGACCTCCCCGTGTTCAGCGGGGGGGCTGGGGACAACGACGACATTGATGATGCCTACTACGGCATCAACTATCTGCGGGGGGACATCTGATGGCATTCGGCAGAGATGAAGAGATGCAGGCACGTCGTATCGCAGAGATGCGGCAGATGGCTCAGGCATCACGCCAACGACAAGGTGCGAAGGCTGATAAGGGTAGAGGTGTCGGCCAGATGATTGGTACTGGTGTTGGAATGGCTACCAGTCTGATTCCGGGCATCGGTCCTGCGGTATCGGCTGTCGCAACTCCAGCCCTGGCTAAGTTGGGCGGGGTGGCTGGTCAGTACGCTGCCGGTGGCAAGCCAAGAGGTGAGCAGGTAGCCATTGACGCTGCTGAGGGAGTTGTCGGCGGACTCGCTGGCGCTGCTGCCAGAGACAAGCAAGGGCAAACGAATCTAGCCAAGCTGATTGAGGCTTATCAAAACTCAGCCGCTTCCGGCACAAGCGCAGGCTAGGGGTCAAAGTGGAAGAGGATAAGAAGGCGAAGAAGATCAACGCTCTCATCCAAGAGTGCGATACTGATAAAGACCGTTACAAGCGCATTTGGGATATGTGCGCCCTCTTCCTGAACAATCAGCAGCACCTGCGTTATGACGATGCTCGTCGTCGTTTTGTGGCACGTCGTGCTCGCAATACATTTACAGCCAATAAGATCGTAAACCCGTTCCGAAACTTGCAGGCTAAACTTATCGCCACCTACCCATCGGTAGCGGTAGCGCCATCTTCTGACAGCGTAGAAGATATTCTCAAGGCAGAGTCCAGCGAAGCTGCTTTGTCGTACTACTGGTACACCAGCAAGATGAAGAACCTGGTCGGCAAGATGGTTCGCTGGATTCTGATGACGGGTAACGTTGGCGTGCTGACTCGATACAGCAAGCAGAAGGACCAGGTTGTTACAGAGGTTATTGCGCCTTACGACTTGTTCTTTGAGCCCGGTGCTACAGAGATTGAAGAATCCTCATTTGTAGCTATTCGCAAGATCGTGAAGAAGAAAGATCTCGAAGAGGCTTACCCGGATCACAAGGAGCAAATCAAAGACCAAGCAGAGGCTGGTCCTCCTCATGGCCTGCGGAGTTACTTCGGTTCCCAGATGCAGCAGCAGAAGCCTATTAAGGACACGGTTGATATTCACCATGTCTATTACAAAGATGGACGACACTGCGTCATCATGGGCCCGCATATGCTCTTCGAGACCAAGTGGCCAGGAACTGTTTTCCCCATACAGTTCATCCGCCATACGGTGACTGAGGGAGTCTTGTGGGGTATGGGCTGCATCGAGCCTGTTGTCGATGTCCAGATTCATTACAACCGCTCTCGCCAGCAGGTGATTGAGAATACGCTACTCACCGCAAACCCTCCATGGATGATCCCGAACTCATCTGGGGTGCAGGCCGGCATGATTACCGGCAAGCCTGGCAATGAGATTTTCTACGACGACACGGGTGGCAGAGCCCCTAACCCGGTGCAGATGCCGGGACTGCCTGCTTACGTACCTCAGAACATTGCCCAGTTAGAGTCTGAGATCGGCGATATTATGGGCATCCATTCGACTACGCTTGGTAAGCGTGCGATTGGTATCCACTCTGGTGCGGCTATTCAGAACCTTTCGGCCATGGATATGACGCAACTTCAGGTGACGCAGGATGACATCGAGGACGCCTTTGTTGATTTATGCAAAGTCGTCTTAGCCTTGATGAAGGCTCATTATACGGAAGCCCGCATGATCCGTATGATGGATGAGACTGGCGTAATGGTATATAAGCAGTTGAAGGACACAGACATTGCGGATGACCCAGAGATTCGTGTCGAGGTTGGGTCGCTCTTCCGTGATGAAATCCAAGATCGCGAGAAGCGTACCCTTGACCTGCTACAAGCCGGGTTGATCTCCAAGGAGGACGCTGCTCGTGAAATCGATTTCCGTACGGGTAGCAGTTACGTTACCAAGCGGATGCGGGCTATGAGCCATGCTCAAGAACTTCTGATTGCAGCAACCCGTGGCAGCACAATCGAGATATTCGCTACGGATGACCTTGAGGCATTCAAGCATGTCTTCGGTGACTTTATTCAGAGCGAAACGTACTACAGTCTTCCCTCCGAGATTCAAGACTACATCCGAGATGTGTTCGTTTCGGTTGAAACTTTCGGCATGCAAGACGAGCAGGCTCGCAGTCAAATGCTTGAGCGCACCGTGTTCCCACGCCAAGAACGATCCCCAGAGGATGCCAGCAAACTCATGGCATCTTACGGAGCACCTGCGGCGGCAGCGCAAGCGGCTCAAGAGCATGATGCGTACAGTGCCAGGAAGGCGTTCCGTCAGCAGATGGACGGGGAGGCAAACCCTGAACGTGGCATTGCCATGACCAACATGGGCGGTGGCGGATGAATACTACAGAGGTCTACAA